GATGTAATAGCTAGAGAAACAACATCGGGTAAGGAGGTCACAGCGGATTTTTTGAGGGTAGTGACACAAATGGGATACACAGCCAACTCAGACACAGCAATACCAATACTTTATGAGGTTTACCACGCTTCTTTGTTAGTAGCATTCAAATTGCAGAACCTCACCAATAGTGTCTTGATAGAAGGCCTCAACAAGATGAAACAGGGCAAATTCACAACATCAATAATGGACACAAAATGGCTGGTAAATCTTCTCTTCGGAACAACGATGAACATTAAAGAGGCATCTCACAAGTTGATCAACACTGGAGCACAAGACTGGTTTTTCCATGATCACGAAAAAATCAAATTACCAGGCTCTAAACAACCAGAGAGCTTATACATAAAGAAAAACCCCTCTAAGCCAAACAACGCTTTTTTAAAAAAACACACTCAAAAAGAGGTTATGGTCTCTAGTTCGTGCGTCAAGAGAGCACTACACGAGAAAACTCAGTATTTAGACGTAGCAGACACCACCAAGCTGAAAACGCTAATGTATCATCACAACGATGATTACGATACAGCCAAATACCATAAAGCCAACCATTGTGATAAGAGAAACACACCAGGATGCAAAAGGATTTTATCACAACCAAATTTGGAATCATGGATACCCCAGGTGTATCATAATTGTCGGTTCACAACAACCAATGCTTTCTATCGTCAGATAATGCCAGCACAAGAACATAGCTATGAGGTATACATTAACTACAAAGAATATTCATTTTTAGTTTATATACCTATGTTGCACGGTAAAGTGAATAATTTTGCATACAGTGTTAAAGGCTGGTATAATAGGTTAACTAATAAACAACAGAAGGAAGTAGCAGCCCTAGTTAAAGGTTTCGAAGACATAAGTGTAAGTACAAACAAGAAAACATTTAACATTATACCCAAGATAGAAATACAGGTAGATGAAATAAACAAAGTTAGGGCCATAGCAGCACCTATGTGCTACCAAAAATACGCACTAGCCCCCGTAACAACTATGCTAGAGAAACATATGAAAGACGAGTTGCAAACATGGGGCATCGGTCATAGTTTGGAGGAAAAATGCCAATGGTTGAATGAGCAGGAGAAAGAAGGTTACACAACAGCCGTAACTGTCGACATATCTGGATTGGACAGATCAGTATACCATGACTTAAAACTTGTCACACACGGGTTATACAACACGATTATTGATAAGGTGCACCACGTACCCACAAACATATTCTTGGAATACGCACTAGACGATACACGTAAGTTAGTAGCAAAAAACAACATGGACATAATAGCATCAGCTACAATAGCTGGAACAGTCACATCAGGATCAGCGGATACCACACTGCAAAACACACTCCTAG